TATAAGTATAACAGGTAAACCACTGAAAGTCAAGGCTTTTTTTCGCTGAGTAGCTTTAAATCGTAGTCCCAGATGTTGTCTCCAACCTTACCGTTTTGCCACAATACCTTGAACACTTTATTTAGAGCGGTTGAGTGTGGCACTGAGGCAACAACTATTCCAACCCAGCGTCGGCCGGTTGGGTGGTTGTCTTTCACTAGGTCACCGACCTTCACTAACTAACTCCAATTCATCATGATCGTTTTCTATCGGTCCGGTGGTGTTACCATCAAACCAAAGCACATAAACGATAGAGCTTCCAGTAATCTTGCTGACGATTCGCGTCTGTAGAACAATGCCCATTCCATCATCGGCGCGCCATCGTACCAGGTCACCTGCTTTCATGGCACAATCTTTCTCATTAAATCGTCAGACCAATGCTCTCTCTTGCCTGTGTGTTGGTCCACAAGAATGTGCCAACATTCAGTTACCTCAACAATGATTCCGTAACCCATTACTTCACCTGAAGCAGCGCGGTATTGGACATAATCACCCACATCTATGTTCACTGATAACCTCCACTGACCGTTCGTGAGTAAAAACGATTACTCCGTCAGATCTCAAAACATCAAAATAACCGTTGCCTGTGAGTAGACTCGCGATCACACCTATGAAACTGTGATTACGCCTGTGCCTCACCAAATCACCGACTTTCATTAAGCACCTCCACGAAACCAGGGTCACCAAACCTAACGTGTGTATCAGGACCACTGGTGGAAACAAAAACCCGATACTTAACATTGGCGCTATTTTCTGGTTCAATGACGTCGACGACACCGATCTGGTTTTGCCACCACCAGCTACATCCAGGTACATCCGGAAGCCTAACCAGGTCACCTATCTTGATTTCTTCCATAAAGCTCATCCAATTTCTTTTTTTGTTCCACTTTTTTAATTACTTCTCGCCAGAAGTCTTCCTTCTGACGCTGATAAAGAGCGTGTTTGATTCTGTTGCGAATAAAAAGGAGAACAACTATCCCAATAACAATTTCTATCATAATACTATTCTACCTTAGTATGTCTGTAATGTCAATAACTTTTTCTTGTGATTTTGGTACTTCTTCTATCTCTTGACAGTGGTACCATCCGTTCTTGGTAGGGTCTTGAAATTCAAGATCGACGAGCCATTGGGCGATGCCAATGCAAACACACTTGCGTTTGAACCTCTTGGACCAATAAGTGTGATTGCATTTGACGTCTCTTGATTTCATGTTGGAAAGGAATACTCTAGTGTTTTTATACACTTAACAAATTCTTTGTTTTTCGTGGGTATATATCCTGGTTTGTTTATGAGCTCAAATTGATCCTCTTTTAGCTCCGCCCATTCACCGTTGATCCAAAAGTAAATCAAAGATTTGTTTGAGTGGGCGTCAAGCTTTATGAAACAACCTTCTTCTCCATTGACGTTCAAGTCAAACAGATCGTAGTCGTCAGTGCAGCGTACTGCTTCACCCCTCTTCATCAAAGCTCCTTGCGTATAAGCTGGCTCTTTCTGAGAGAGTCTGCCACGACTTGCGAGATCGAAAGCCGATCGGATTCGTCGCCGCAACAGAATTGTCCATTGTTTTCTAGAGCCTCTCTTACGGTGATGAATACCCTCTCGTACGAGTCTTCGGCGTCCGATAAAGCCTTCGTGTCTAGGTTATCTACTTCATGAAACTCTGAAGTGCGATATTCTTCTTCAATTATCGTCTTCAAATGTCTCCCATTTCTTATTTTTGTCACTCTGTCTAAAGACACAATCGTCTTCCTTTCTTATCTCAAATGACTTGAGTCTTCTTATTTTACCTTTTCCGTAACCGTTTGTCAACAATATATTAAACAAACCTTCACTTACAAAGCCAACGATCACGCCTCGTATTTTCGTAACGTGCCCTAGTGGCCTGTCGAGCAAGATGACGCGGTCCCCTTTTTCAAAGTCGTCCATACTCTAAATAGGGCGTTGATTAACTTTCTAACATGAGCGAGTGTCTATAACATACTGGTTGGTAAGACTCTGCTCCACCTACGAGGACTTCTTTCTCTTCTTTACGCAACCTCTCCGTATAATAAGCGTCGCGGTTACATTTAGAGCAAACTGCAGGGCAAACTTCTATGTTTGTTGCCCACGGCATAAGCTCCTTAACTTCATCAAATGCCGCGTAGCCGGTTGGCTGCGAAGATAATTGCAGTGTAGATACTAAAATTGTCTTTCCTCTCTTAAATAGAGTTAGTAACGCCTGGGCAGACCCGGGTATCATGAACATTTCGTCGACAGCCACGACATCGGAGTCGCTGCTCTTCTTCAATATCTCTATTCCCGAGGACACCAGGATCGATTTGTGGGTCTGCCCTTTGTGCGTCACTACTTTGCCAGAAGAATACCTTTTGTCTATGTCCGGCTTGAATAGGATTGTTTTCCTATTCTGATACGAGAAGCGTTCAAGAGCGGCTAGCATTCTTGTTGTCTTTCCGCCAAACATTGGGCCTGTAAAGATCTTTATTTCTGGTCTTTTCATCTTAAATAGTTACTGAAAACTCTCCGCCATTATGCGGAATACTTACTGTCCAGCCTGATGCTGCGCATAAACTTTCTTTCAGGTTTTTGACAGTTGTCGTAAACTCTGCTGAAACAGTGCAACATCCTCTCTTGTGGTCGTACTGTTCTGTCGAAAACTCTACGAACTCGTCTAAATCAAATGGATTTTCTCGAATAGTTTCCGCAATGAACTGTTGAAACTCGTATTCTCCCCTTTCATAATCTTCCAAAAAGTCAGCCTCCCTCATAGCCTGCAATGCGTTAGTGTCCCCAAAGGCAGTGTGCACAGCCAGCTGAGTGTCAGTAATTAGATCAGCGACCCGATCTGCGGTATCCGTCTCCCGAACGGCATTCTCTTCTAAGTCCCCTGTAGAGTGCCAGCCTTCGTGCCGATCTTCATAGGTTAGTGTGACGATTGTCTCGTCGGTTACATCAAGGTTGTTGATGGTATCAATAATTGTTACAGACATGTTTTCTCCTTTATTTGTTGATGTCTTTCTGTTGTTGTCGCTCTCAATCTTAAGAGCGCTAATTCTTTCTTCTTACATTCTAGCATAATATCGTGTGTTTGTCCATGGTTTTCTACTGGTCTTTGGATAAAATCTGAATGAGCTTGTTTGCGAATTTTTGGGTCGCCGTATTCAATAGCTTTCGACTCCGAGACGTGAACAACGGGAGTGATCCAGGGTGGCCAGGTTTTGGCGGCGAGTTTGACTGCTTCTCCTTCTGTGAGTCCTCCGGTGCAGAATCGATGGTGATGGTAATCGAAAACAATCGGGATTCCAGTTTTGTGATGAATTTTTTCATATATCTCCTTTGTGCTCCACATTGAAGCTTTATCATCGTTCTCTAGTGTAAATCTCTTCCTACAGTTGACGTCGAGTCCGTTAGGATTATTGAAGTTCTCAATAAATCTAGCAGCTGTTTTCTCCTTGTCTCCGTAAGTGCCGCCAACATGAATATTTATCTTGTTGTAGTGGCTTGGCTCAAATCCCATCATGTCAAAGATGCGAGAGTGCATGTTTAAGTCCTTGTACGCCTTCTCTACGACGTTCTTGTGGGGTGAGCCAAGGCAATTGTAAGGTCCAGGGTGAAACGTCAGCCTATGGCCGTTTCTCGTGGCATACTCGCCAATTAGCTTGAGGCGTCTCCTGATCTCTCTGATATCTGGTAAGTCCTCATATTCATACTCTGAAGCCCATGGAAAGATGTCTGAAGACATGCGATAGAACTTGATACTGTTCTGCTCGTTCCACTTCAGTATTCTAAGTAGGTCCATAATATTGTCAAGCGCTAGTTCCGATGCGTATTTGACGCCTTTAGCTTTGAATGTACGCTTAATCATAGAGCGGTTAGTCATGATACGCATTGATTTTGGCACGTCGGATAATGTCATGTTGATGCAGGCATAGCCGTAGTTCTGTGTCACGCGAGTTCCTTAGTGTTGTGATTGTTTATAAAGTATAGCTTAAGTCTTGCGAAATGTCAAGGGTTTTCTGCACCTGAAGATGCAGATTCCACTAATTCGGAACTAGATTGAATCTTACCTCCGCCGGCGTTCCAGACAAGTATGATACCCATCTCTTCACAGATAAGAGATTCTGGGGTATTATTTTCGCCGCGGTCGCCCCCATTAGCAAAAAGGGCCGGCTTAATTCTTCGTATGGCCTCGCATACGGTGCCATCAGAGTCATCAACGGCGACAGCGCTGTGTACACCCTCTATGGATTCTATGATCTCAGCGCGTTCGGCCCAAGGCATAAATACGTATCCCTTTTTCCTCATTAACCAGTCGTCTGAATTGACTACTACTACTACTTCCCCGAACTTTGCAGCTTCCAAAATCATGCGGACATGTCCCACGTGGATAGGATCGAACCCTCCTGATACCATTATCTTTCTTTTCATCTCACTCCTTTTCTGACACAATCAGCGCGCCAGTATTATATGAATCTCTTTCTCTACAGAACCAGCCATACTCCCTCACTACTCGTATTGCGATTCGCCTCATCATGTCAGAGTTGCCAGTAATGATTTGACACGGAAGCTGCACAAAGTTCAGGAACATTCTGATCCTGTCCTCTGCGTCTCTATGTCTTGTTCCGTGAAGGTCTAGGCTCTCCATCTTCTATCTCTATCTTAAATAGCCAATTGACAGACACATAGCCTAAATTACTACTGACCTTGTTTGCCGTGGGCGCAATCTTATCAAAGAAGCCGTCATATTTTGTTCCTGGCTGGATCTGTATGAGCGCTTTTTCTTTGTTTAGTTGATTTTCGTATTGCGGGTGCATAAATTTTATTATCACGCCTATCCATGTCTTTCCGTAAAGAATGTGGGTGACCAGATCTCCTGCTTTGAGATCTTTCGTTCTCGATGTTCGATGCGACACAATAAATAACCCCTAACATAATTAAGGAACAAATCCACATTATCAGCATAATATACCTAATCCTGTGAATAAAGTTCAAAAAATATGCAAAAGGCTTGCTCATTAGTTGTCGTAACTGTTGACAGTGGTCAAAAAATGAAGATCTGATAAACATTTTTGCACTATATCCGCTCGGTTTCGCGACTCAGCTTCAGATATTATTAGCCGGATCTTCTTGAATGCCTTGTCGCAGTTTATGTAGAACTGAAATGCTTCCAAAGTTGCCGCTAAACTGGAGTATAATATAGACCGGGACGTGTATTTAAACTCAGCCGCTGGTCGGGCTCTGACCTCCATTGTAAGGGAGACTGTTGTCTTCGCGTCGGTGCCCATGGAGTTTTTAGGCTGCACGAATTCGGGTTTTACTTGGTAATCCACCAACCTAATGTTTCGCAGACTGGGGTTTTTACTAACATATTGGCTGTGACAGGCTTTGAAAATACCATCTACGAACCCTTTTGCCTTGTCTTCAGTTATCTCGCGACATGTTCGAACTCCCCCTATCGTCTCGTTTATAGCTAGCTCAACACATGTGAAGTCACTACTCCAAGACTCCTTTACCGATATGTCGTGTGGAGATATTTCTAGTGCCTGTGATTGCAGCACTCTCTCGAAAAGTTCTCTTACGTTTTGTCTTTTGATCTGCTGAGGTGTTTTCATCTATTCTAATCTTATTAGGCCTGTTGATAATTTAAACAATGACTGTACATTGGTCAGCCTCTTTACATCTCTTACTATTCTTGCTTTTACGTTCTCCGGAGCGTTCATGTTGCCGGGAGTGGTGGGTATGAATTTAATAGCCAATCCGGCGATGTACCTTCCTTCAGCGACCTTTTGATTTCTTATCGCGACGGTCACAATCGTCACATTTTCTAGGGCTCTCATGTCTGCTAAGATGTCGTCGAGGCCTCTGGATTTTCCTTCCCCGACTGTTAAACCATAGGCGATCATGCAATGGAATTTATAAACCCCTCTCTGCCGCGACCTTCCTTGTTCTTCTTTTATCTTTAACTGTTCTTTAATAGTACCATAAAATTTGCCTTTTGTCATTATGTTTTTCCTAAAATAATTGTCTATTTCTGTGCCTACTTTATTGTTCGATTCACTTAGCCATGGCGGCTTTCCTGTTGTGACCGTATCAAGCTTCACAGATGTGTATGCTCCACCCCTATAATTTTGCAAAGCCATATCGCGGGCTTTCTTCATAATCTCGACACCCTCTTTGCTGTCGTAAGGAATCGAGTCAAGGTTTGGCCTCTTGCCTGTGAGTTTTGATTGTTGGTCAGCCCACAAGTTCGCATACTGAGGGTCGAACATTCCAGAGTCAATCATATATTTTACAACTTTCCTACTGAATTTACTCTCCCTGGCTGCTTCGACAAATTTTCGCGATGATGCGCGGTCTGAGAAGGACCACTTGAGCATAGGATTTTGTTCTGATGCGGGGAGGCCGATTCCAGACAAATTATTAGAAGACGTCCGAGTTTCCGCTTTTCCCACGTTAAGCATTTCAATTTTCTTTGAGTCACTGACTTTAGGATTCGCTATTACATCTATCCAACGACTCGATATCAAACTCTGCCGGCTTCGAGACTTAATGTCCTCTATTATATCATCGACCAACTCGTCACTCATCCCGGCTGAGTCAACGACAGTGGCGCTCAATCTGTCGTGGGCCCTTATAACTTGTATAAACTTTCCGTCTTTCTGTATTGTATACAACTTTCTTACCAATTGCTTGTCAGCTTGTGGAGATTTTATGTATAGTTGCAGAATCTTACCATAAGGGGAAGAATTGTGATTCGCCATATTGGGAGTCTGTGATGCTGCTTTTTCCACAAAGGGTTCACTCAGAAGATGTTCTACGATCTCCCTTTTTATACCTGCGTCTAGTTCGGGTATATTCATTAGTGTCTCCATGTAGTATAATTTTTCATCGAGTATGCCTCGTTTCAGCTCATCTCCCAGTCCTTGCCAGATTCTTGTCGCTAATTCAACAGGAGAAAAGCCCGGGGCATCGGCATGGAAAGTTGGGCCGTTGTCTCCAAGGAGAAAGCTTAACTGGCGCCCAATTGCTGGGTCCCTCAAATTCAAATTGACCCTTGCTAGGGTGTATCTCTGCTCTTCACTCAGATTGGAGTTCCTGACAATATAGTGTACTATTTCCTGTGTTCCTACTTTTTCTAAAACCGGTTCTATGCTAGAGCCGCCATAGACCGGTCCGATAGCTTCGACCTGGCCGATGAAAAAGTCAATTAGCTCTGGAGATTGAGTTGATCTTATTAATTCTTTTATCTTATGTTCCGGAAGTTTTCCTGAGAGCAACATTTCCTTGATCTCTTCGTTTGACAACATATTCATGTAGTCGTGACTACCCTTGTAGTTGAACTTGGTGGTCTGTAGCCACTGTTTGATCATGGGTCTATACTTCTCTGCAGGTGGCTCGTTTCCTTTGCCTTTTATTTGTTCCACCTCTCCTGATCTTGTGACTTCTATTGTTGCATGCGGCTTGTTCCTTTTATCACGCAGAGAATAGATAGTCATGATGCCTTCCGCTACATCGTCACAATACCCTCCAACGCAATGCCCCATGAGATCGCCTTCTATCTCTAAGTCGTGTTCCGTGTTAACATCTACTATAGTAAAGCCGTTTTCGAATTCGTAAGCTACATCCTTTTGATCGTATTCGCCAGTGTATTTAATGCCTCTCTTCAACTCTTCGTGCCAATCTTCTGAAAGGTTAAATACGCTTTGCCAGTTCATTTCCCAGATATTGTCTGGAACTTCTTGCGATCCATTGAGGTAGTCTGCAATATATCTAACATCGTTGCTGTAGACATTTAGTTCTTCAGGGTTGTCAACAGAATCTAAGTTGTTCCTATCGGTTGTCTCGTGGGTGTAGATGGCGTTTCCGAGCCATTTAGCAAAGCGCTTCCTGCCTTCTCGTGGAAAATGATTGTCAGGTAAAAATTCCATCCAATCCACTAGTCCTTGTGGGAAGATTGGATTCAAATACTCGGGATCACGTTCCATTGCTTGAATTCGAGCAAAGTAGTCCCTAGTCTCCTCTTCGGGATCTTGTGGCTCTTCTTTTTGGAGAGCTTTGATATTTAGATTTCTGAGAATCTTAGAGTCTTGTTGTGCTTCAGCGAGGTAAGACCTCCACCTTTTATAATATTCTACCATAATGATGTGTAACCTTTTTACTATAAATAGTCAAGACTAATCGAAGAAAACTACTTATAATTATGGAATATAAACTATTAATAGAATATCTGGATCAAAAGAATCAAAAGGGCCAGTCCGAAACAAATCATAGTCTTTGCAGTAAACATAGACTCTCCCAGTAAAAACCAAGTAAGTATAGGAAAAACAATCAAACCAGCTGATGAACCTATGAATCTAGCCGTCCACGCTGACCCGGTGGCGTCGACAATAAGCCTCCACGAATACCAAAAAGCCATAGAAGTCGGTATACCCAATATGATTGCCGCATGGAATGGTTTTCCTTGCCACCATTGAGACAGGTATTGGGAGTTTAATTGGAACCAACCGGCTATTTGTCCTAAGAACATTAAGAGGACCCCGACCACTACAGCCATCAGTTCACCCACATTGCGACTTGACCTATAGATGTTCGCTGGACCAGTTCTACTGTCTTTGCCAACTGCAAGATCACCTTGAATTCTGGATTTGGGAGGGTGACGGCCGTTGCACTATGCTCTTCTGCTTGGCTTAAATACTCTCCTAACAAGCAAGTCAATGTTGTACTAGCCGATGCCATCTCCATAAGAAGCACATGTTCCGACTCGGAAAGCTTTAGCTGCCCCGAATAGTAGTCCCTTAGTATAGATTCCAGGCGATTGGTTACTGGACGAGTCGTGTTTGCAATGAGTTGAATAGTTGAAACCTTTACATCTATTTCTTTTTTAGTGCTCATCGAAATATTCCAGAAGGTCGGTGTAGCCGCCGACCCTTTCGACTTTACCTGTGATTAAGTTATTCGACAAAATGATAGGGACAGTGCCTTGGTCGTAAAATTCTTTATACTCTTCCAGGATTGTTGTGTCTAGCGCATAGTCCAGGAATATATATTCTGCTTCTCTGGCAGTGCAATAGTCGATTGCTCGAATACAAAACGGACATGTTGATCTTCCTATGATTATGTATCTGCTATCCATTTATCAAGCCCTTTTTGGTGTTCGAGGCTATCCTGTCACTTATCATAGCGGCTGTGCCTTTTACTATTATATCTTCATAGTGGGAGCCATTGTTGACCCTCAAGAGACAAAATGGCTCCGTAGATAATGATGAACCCTCCTCTTCAAGGAATGGTTGCGCGCCGGCGTAGTCTGAGACGGAAACAATGCTCCTTGTATTAACATACATTTCCACCAAGGAGATATCTCTCTTAAAACCCTCGTTTTTAATATTTAATTTTGTAATCTCTAATAACATATTCTTTCTTTATCGAAACGACTTTAAAATAAAAGCACCGATCAAGCCAACAACCGTCGTGAACAACGTCCATATCATCCGAGAGGATGTCTGCTTCCAGCTTTCGAGCTCTCTCAGCCTCGCATAGAGTCCGTTGTCAGGATTATATACAGCCTCTTTTATCTTCTCTACGTCTTCCGACATCTCTTCTTGTTTGTCTCTTATTACATCAATTCCATGACAGACTCTATCTAGTTTGCTCTGAATCTGTAAATCTAAATTTTCGGCCTCTTTCTTATTAACCATTCCAATACCCTCCGCCATTGTAGCACATATTAACTAGTGCACTACTGGTGTACGATACTATGATTAGTCAACAAAAGAGTTGAGGCTACCGATACTGCATTTTTAAGGGCACATCTGGTGACCTTTGCTGGATCTATGACTCCAGATTCTAAAAGGTTTTCTCTATCTCCTGTCAAAAAATTGATACCTTCGAAGTCTTCGCACTTCTCTACACTCAGGATTGCCACGTCAGGACTGATACCTGCGTTCAATGCCATGGTTCGAAATGGAGATTCTAATGCGCGGCGGAAAATAGACAGAGCAGTCGCCTGTTCTTCGTTCAGGAAGTTAGGAGCGACTCTTGTAGATACCTGCATCAAAGTCATGCCTCCTCCTGGGACGATCCCCTCTTGTTGTGCTGATCTCACGGCTTCTAGGGCATCTTCGATGCGGTGCTTCTTCTCAGTCATTTCTACTTCTGAGCTTGCTCCGACGCGTATGATGGCAACACCAGAAGAAAGCCTAGTCACTCGCTGTTGTAGTCGCTCTGCTTCTGATATATTTTCCGTCTGCTGGATCTCTGCTTTCACTCTTTCGATTGTCTCGTCAACCTTTTCGTGGTCCCCCTCGCCATCGACGACCGTGGTAGTCTTCTTCGTGATCTCTATGCTGGCAGCTTTTCCGAAATCGACCAATGCTACTTCAGTTAGTTTGTGCCCCATTGACTGTTGGAAAAACTTTGCACCGGTGGTCGTCGCTAGATCACTTAGTATCGCGCGGCGTTCTTCCCCATACCGTGGAGCCTTAATTGCAGCTACCTTCATAGAGCCGCGCATAGTGTTCATAATTAGAGCGGCGAGGGCTTGGCCCTCAATCTCATCTGCAACAATGACAAATGGCCGGCCTTCTCGCGCAGCAATCTCCAGCGAAGGAAGAATATCGTTAACTTGGTCAATCTTTGAGTCAGTGATTAAAAACATCGGCGTGTCGTATCGGCATACGCTCCTTCTTTCATCTGTTATAAATGCAGTAGCAGCATAACCGCTATCAAATCTGAACCCTTCTACTAAGTCTAGACTTGTCTCGTGCGACCTCGCCTCCTCAATGGTGATAGACCCGTTCTTTCCCACCTTGTCGACCGCGGTGGCAACTAAGGTACCGATGGTCTCGTCATTGTTCGCTGAGATGGTCGCGATATGTTTCACGTCTTCTTCTGAAGAGATCGGCCTGGCTATATCTGAGACTGCGGCTAGAGCTTGCTCCAGGCACTGCTCCAGGCCTCTCTTAATCTCAATCGGTGATGTGCCTGATGCAATGTGTTTGTTTGCTTGGTTTAGAATTTCTCTTGCCAATACTGTGGAGGTCGTCGTACCATCTCCTGCTTCGAGGTTGGTCATCGAAGATACTTGCTTTACGACTTCGGCGCCGGCGTTCATGTGAGGGTCTTCGAAAGAAATATTCTGCGCTACAGTGACTCCGTCCTTTGTAACGAAGGGTCTCCTGTCTTTCTGGTGAATCAGAACGTTCTGTCCTTTTGGACCGAGTGTTGTTGCTACGTAATCCGCAAGAGTATTTACGCCTTCGAGAACCTTGTTGCGGAGATCAGGCCCGTGGCTTAGTTGTGTTGTCATTGTGACTCGCTTTCATGTGATATATATATTATAGCGTATTTTTAGGAAATGTCAAGGGGTTTTGTTATTTTTCTTGCTGACCGGATGGTTTTAGATCAGTAGTCTTTTCGATGATGTTTTCGGACGCGTCAATGGCAGCGTTTGCCTTGGACTCGTCTTGCAATCCGCCAGCCATGAACGAGTATGTATTTTCTTGAACTTCCTTAACATTAAGAAAAATACCAAAAATAGCATCGTTAATTAAGCCGGTCATTCTGTTGAGCATGTTCTGGGTGTTTTGGGCGCCGATGAATATCTTTGCAAACTCAGCCTTAGATTGGCCCTCAGGTAAAACTCTCGATTTTGATAAGGTGTGGACCTTTTCGACCACTGTTTGATTGAGGTTAAACTGCTCCCTGGAAAGGTAACCATAGCTTTGCTTAATTGCCAGTTTCCTCTCTTCGGTCGTACGTGAATCTTTATTATACCATTCTCTTGAATCTTGAACCGTTGCGAAGACGCCCGGGCTGTTAAGTTGCCTGAGTCTCTCGTCTTTAAGTTTAGATTTGGAATAAACAGATAATACGTTAGTGCCTTGAAGACCGGACGCGGTCTTTTTGCCTGCAGCTTTTCCGTTATTGGCATATACCGCACAGCGAGCTAGATCCTTGACTACTGCGGTTAATTCGGCCTGTTCGAATTGTTCAATGAAAGGGTGCTGCTCAGCCTGGGTTTGAGTAAGGATGGCTGCGATTACTTCCTGCAGCTGTTTAAACCCCGATTTGCTTGCCATCATCGTTGAATCACCTCGTGAGATCCTCTTTGGCTCCGGTACAAAGCCTTCTGGGCGTTCTTCGCCTTTCTTTAGCTTGGGGTTTGGATCCCACTCGTTGAAATACGCATCTTCTGATGGCCAATTGATTCCTGTTGTAACCAAGGACAAAATGTCTTCGTCAACTGGCACCATAAAGCCTTTTCTAGCATATGTTTTATTTAGTGCGTCGACCTCCAACTTAAGCGCGGCTACGAACACTTGCTCCAGCTCTTCAGGTGATGGTATCGCTGATCCTGGGAGGGTTGCGGCGAAGTCCAAAGTTTGCCCAGAAATGAACTCTTGCGGTAGCATAATACACTTCCTAGATTTATCTGAAGATTGTGACAAGAGGTCAAAGACGTTCTCCAAAGTGAAGTCAAACTGAAACCACCTGAGGTATCCGTTTATATCTAGTCCTTCCTTTTGTTCTCCTTGGAACTTTTTAGTTACTGCCAAGTATCTCATAAAAGGGTGGTCAAAGATATCCTTTTGTTGCTCAAGATCGTTAACCAAATCAGTGAACGAGCCGCCGACATGAAGCTTACCTTCTTGGTAGAGCTTGAGAGAGATTGGCGTATTCGTGCCATCTATTCTTGCTACAAAGTCTGCGATGGTACCGGTGTTGGCCTTAACTTGTTCTCCGCCAGAAAGGACGGCCAGGAATGCTTCAAAGTTGAATCCTGCAGACGCAGCATTAAAGTTCGAGATAACCTTTGTCAGAGTCTTAAAGAAGGTGAGGTACCCCAAGGCTGCAGCGATTTGCTTTGGCATAGGCGCTGCATCGTCGCCGAACATCGCCTGCAATGCAGCATCAGGATCATCATAGAACCTGGATAGGGAACTGATCTTTTCTTGAAAATTGTTTCCTTGTATGTTTGCGAGAAACTGTTCTAATTTCTGACGCTCAGGACCTGAGACATCTCCAGCTTCCCCTGTGAGGTTCGTCCAGCCTAATTCTGACACTGCTATCTCCGGGATAGCCTGAAGGGTGAGGGTCATCCCTTGATCTGATTCGAATCTCTCCCTCAGTAGCTGGGTTTTGCTCTTTTTAGGTGCAAAAAGTGTATCTTTCTTGTGCTCATACACCTCTTCTATAAGCTTGAAAAGGTCGCCCATTGTCGATACTGATTTCCTGTTATTGTTTTCTGATAAAAATTCTTTGTGCCACGTCATGTTAAAGTTCCTCTATGTAATTAGATAATTTCGTCTGCAATTCCCATTTTAATTGCTTCTTCTGCGGAGATATAAACATCCTTCTGTGTCTTCAATAACTTCTTTATTTTTGACGGAGTCAGGTTGGTATAATTCGCGAGAGTCTGTATGTACCTTTCCTGGATCCATTTGATCTCCTCAAGTTCATTCTCCATAGAGAAGATTGTTCCACCTGTGCCCGCCATTACATTATGAAGCATGATGCGACAGTTGCGACCCACTCGGCGCTTGCCGGGTGTGCCGGCTGCTAGAATAGGAACTCCGGCTGACATGACCTTGCCAATACCAATCGTCTCAATGTCACATGTCCTTTCCCTGATCATGTCCATCACATCAAGGATAGAGAACATGTCGGAAGCGGTGCCACCGTGAGTGGACACCAACATAGCTATGCTGCGTGCGACGATGACCGGGCCTTCAGTTTCGCCATCGGGGTGTTCATCCACTTTAACGTGCGAGGAGTTCTCTAGATAAAGCAATGCAGCTACGACGTCTGCTCCCTTCTGCTCGCTGATATCTCCGTAGAGGTTTATTGTTCTCAACTCCGGCTCTGGATTCGCTGGAGGTTGGATATTATTTATGATTACGATATTCTTCTCTTCGTCCAGCAAGGACTCGGAAGGCTTCTTCTTTTCTTTGTGCTTATTTTTCTTTTTCTTTTGGGGTTGGCCCGAGATTCTTTGCACCACTTATTCCTCTTTTCTTTATTAGTTATAGTGTCTATATATAGTACCACCTGGTATTGAAAAAGTCAATACAAAAAAGCCCCAGGTTCTAAAAAGAACTTGGGGCTTTAAAAGAGTGATAGCGTATTATTCTCTTACTTTCGAGAGTTTCTTGCTGAGATGATTCTCTTTGTAACTCTCTTCATGATCTCTTGTACAAGAGCATCCTGATTCTCATATCTCACACCTGGAGCTTCCTCTTCGTCCTCAAGCGGCATCTCTTCATCTGCTGGCGCTTCATCTTCAAGCTCTGGCATCTCTTCATCACCAGGCATTTCGCCTCCTTCGCCTTGACCCTCAAGTGCAGTTGCGAGTCGTTCCCCAAGACTAACTAGAAGCTGTGCTTCTTCTTCAGTGAGGCTCATGTCGGCAACGCCCATTTCAGGCTCTTCCTCTGCGCCCATATCTAGCTCTGGCTCTTCGTCCATATCCAGCTCTGGTTCTTCGCCCATTTCTACTTCAAGCTCTTCTTCAGCTTCTTCGATAGGCTCCTCTTCGTCGTCCATCATTTCCTCAAGATCTTCTTCTTCTCCGTAGTTCTCGGAAATGAAGTTGCTTGTCAACGGCTCTATGTTTGCCAGTTTCATGAACTGACGAATTGTGTTCTCTGCTAATAATTTCTTACCACTCATTTTATGTTCTCCTTTTGTGAAAGTAGTGTTATCTAAATAATACAACTATAAATAGTCGGTTTTGACTAGAAAAGTCAGATTTTTATTCTCTTTGAAAGCTTCTTTATCGCTTCTTTTTCAATCTGCGACACCCGGACGAGAGAAACCTTCAGTCTTTTTGATACCTCGTCCAGCGTCATCGCTCCGTGGTGGTAGATAGATATTAAAGAACAATTGTTGTCTTTATCATAATCTACCCACATTCTGCAGGATGTCTCACTGCAAACCTTTTCGTCCCTCATACACTCCTTTGAACATTGAGGTAGTTGGTCATCATTCATATTCTTCCTCACTTGAGGCTATCATATCAAATATATCATTCCTGTCTGTTTTAGTTATTCCTAGTTCTTCTAGCATTTTAATTCCTTGTTCATGTTCCTTTCTAGTATTTGTTATCTTTTTTCGTCCCATCGTGTTTTGGGTTTCCTTGATCCTTTGCACCACTGGGAGAATGGTCGGGTCATTTGCGATGTACATCTTTAGAAGCGACCTAAAAAATTCACTCTGCTTCAGGCCATCGTACCTAAGCCTTATCTTCAGATCTGCCGATTCCTTCTCATAGCACCTAAATACGAACGTAACGTTTTTATCCGGATCTCTCATATCGATAAAATATGGGTGTTACTCTCGCTCTGTGCCGCGGAGGTTTGTCTAATAAATTTTGCCTTAGCTTGGAGTTCTGTTATGTTTTTTGCCCCCGTATATGAAAGTCCCGATTTGACCTTCTGAGTCACATCTTCCAATATCTTCTCGACGGTTCCCTTGTATGGGATCGTAGTTGATATCCCCTCTAAGGACCTCGCGTTGCCGCGCCAGGCGATTTGTGCTTCTGGTGAGGCCATTCCTCGGTAAACCTTGTACTGATTTCCCTCCTTTGATTGGAACACTTGACCTGGGGACTCTTTCGTTCCTGCGAGCATGGAGCCCAGCATCACCATGTCAGCGCCGGCGGCCAGTGCCTTGACTATATCCCCAGACGTTTTAATTCCACCATCTGCGATTATCGATGCGCCATCGACATCGCGGCAATCAAGTACAGATTGGAAAGTAGGTACGCCATGGCCAGTTTGGATTCTCGTCGAACATATAGAGCCACCGCCGATGCCAATCCTAACTGCATCAGCCCCCCACTCTGAAAGATCAGCAAACCCTTCTACAGTTGCGACGTTGCCGGCTATGATGGATAGTCGCGACCCATACTTGTCCTTCAGCCTCTTTATTGCCGATTCAGTCATTGAGTGATGTCCGTGGGCGACATCTACACAGAGTATGCGCGCTCCAGCATCATAGAGGGCTTGAGTCCTCTCTAAATAATCGTTATTGACTCCTACTGCCGCGGCAATAGAGTTTACTTTGCTACTGGATTGCTCCTCTAGCTTTTCTCTAGTCGATATCACAATTTCACATTGTTCCACAATGCTGTTGTAGCGATGGACTATCCCTAGGCCCCCCTTGGACAAAATTGACAGCACCATATCGGATTCGGTGACAGTGTCCATTGGAGAAGAAACAATCGGTATACGAAACCTTGTATCTCCAATGCTTGTAGACAAGTCTATTTGGGACCTGCTAGTTATTTCACTCTTTTGAGGTGCCAGTAATACGTCATCAAAGCATAAAGTCTCTCTAAACATCATCAGCGGCTTCCACGGGGGGCGTTTCCACATAACAGCTTGTGCAGATCAAGTCTATATTCTCCGACTCCTTGTTTATACGCCAATCATCAATGTTCTCCCCCTCAGCGGGAGGACGACCACAGTCGGTGCACTTCACTTGCTTCTTGAAGTTGGCCATCTTCGATCGGAAATCCTTCATGAACTGCTTTCTTGCGGCGACCATCTGCTTTCTTTTGAGTTTCCTTTCAAAACTGGCCATTATTCGTCCCCCGTAGAGCCAAGTGCGCCTTGGCCGCGGCTGGTAGCTCCTCCATAAATGTTATCTTCCTCTATCAGAGTCAATGCCGGTTTTTCAATTCTCACAAAAACTCCTTGAGCAATTTTTTGGCCGATCTCGATATACTCGATGTCAGTGCCTATGTTGTGAAGATTAACAAATATTTCTCCGTCGTAACCCTCATCAACGACGCAGGCGCCTGTGATTAAGTGTCGCTTACTAGCTATTCCAGATTTATTCATTATCTGCAACATGCATCCACTTGGAACTTGCACTTTCACTCCTGTCTCCAGGAGCGCGCATTGGCCAGGGCGGATCCTGACTGCGGCGCCTTCCATTGGTGCGAAAAAGAAATCCATACCAGCATCGGTGGGGTGAGCTCTGACGGGTAACTTTGCTATTGGGCGTGTGCGAAACACCTTTACGCTATCAAACGAGGTCATAACTATTACCCATCCCTTTCAAATCCTTCTCTTCTATTAATGTATACGTGAATTTGTTGCCCCACTTGTCTGCAGCAACGTTACAGGTATGCATAAATTGGTAGAAGTCTTGTGAACTTTGAAACACCTGGCAGCCGGCAGAAACTCCGCCGGTATATTCTCGTTCGTCGGGCCCGAATTGTCTGTGAATATTAATTCCGTACATTCCTTTGTCTTTGTGGCCTGTATAATCCGGGGTGGAGTCTCGATTTTCATCTCTCCAGACCCTGACCTTTCCGGAGCGCTGGCATAGTGCAGTATATTTTCTCTTTCCCCCGTGGGTATCAATTTTATATGTCGATTTATATTGATCGGGTACCAATATAGCGGTACCTTTGCTATTGATTGGTCTTCGCAGGATTCTAGTTCCGGGCTCGGTGGTGGCTGGGTACGTATCAACTACCCACTCATCTTCGATCTTATATATCACGTTGATTAAATCGTCAAATCTACTAGCATCTCCAGAATCATTTCTGACTCCAATAATATTGAGGTTGTAATCTCCGCTTTCGAAGAAACTGTACCCCTTATTTGTAAGGGTCTCTCTATAGTGAGAGACCATCATGCGGGCGCAAAGCCCTGTTAGTCTAGACATTCTTCTTTCTCCTTTTCGTTTTTACAAATACTGACTATTTTCCACGCATATCCTAATTTGGAGCGCGTATTGTAAGCTTCCATAACTGCCTCTGGAAAGGTGAGTCTCTCGACAACCCTTTCTTCCCACAGTTCTTCTTTTTCATTGTGTATCTTAATTGTGTAATTTTTCATATGTTTCTCCTTCACAAATAATTTCTGATTCTGTTTCTATCCAAACCTTTGCTCCACAAGGCAGTGGCTTATCTGGTGAGTATATTACCCTGCAGGGCCCGGTTATAAGAACTTCTTCGCAATAAGTATTACTCTTATATGTCTTGACCGTTATTACAGGTACCCTGTCTCCCGGGTCGACCTTTGAGTTAGAGCGGATCTTATGCTGGTTTATATGTATTTTCTTTTTCACTTTCTCATGCCAGTAGTTTGAACATCTTTCTCATGCTGAAGGTGGAGAATCCCCACTGCTGATTATAATTTAGTCTTGCCATGTACGGTCTATTGATGTGTACAATATCTCTAGTTGGGTCGACACCCCAACATCTGATTATGTTAGTTTCATTGTTGTCGTCGATCACCTTGACTACATAGAAGTTCTTGCCGTTCTTGGACTTCTTGAGTTTGCATTCCCTGGGGATAAACCACGTTACTCCAAGCTCGGGATCGAACTCTGAGATTGGAGGGATATAAAGTTCGTCCAGCTTTGTTCTCACTCTGGGTGTCACTACCGCAGAGATTGGGAACACACCAGTCAAGTTAACCATGTACTCTAATTTCTCTTCTTCCGAAAAGTCCCCTTCGGGTGCATATGTAACAATGTTCTCTTCTAGATTCTTTAACTTTCGAGGGCGATCCTCTGCAATTGCGCTATAAAAGTGCTTCAAGCCGGTGAATCTGTCATCAACCAAATCATTGAGAGCCTGAGCCAGTGTCAATGCCGAGATTGATTTCTTGTTCAGTTTTGAGTACTTAATCTTCTCGTGAAACAAGAAGTCCTCAACCGTGTTGAATGGCCGATGTTCTATGATTTGTTGAATCGCTACAGCACCTAGTCCTTTGATTGACGTTAGTGGTTGAATGAGCGTTTTACCATCAGCGCTGATATCCCAGACTGTACCTGAAGTGTTCACATTCAAAGGCTCAACTATATAGCCCAACGACTTGGCCGTTGCGATTGCTCGCTCCTTGCGAGTCTCTGGTTCTTTGTCTAGAAAAGCCGCCAACCACTCCACCGGATAATAGTTAAGGAGGTAAGCACACTGATAAGACAGCACGCAATAGGAAACAGCATGAGACTTATTGAAGCCGTACCCTGAAAAGTATTCAAATGTTTCCCATAGTTCTCTTGCTTCATATTCTTTCATTCCCTTCTCGATGCAACCGCGCTTGAACTTGTCGAAGATCTTATCCTTCTCTGCCTGGACCGAGCCGGTGCCCTTCTTTGTTAGGAGCTTTCTTAACTTGTTACCCTCATCGAGGGACAGGTCCTTGCCCAACTTGTGGGCGAGCATTGCAATCTGCTCTTGGAAAATAAGGAAGCCGTACGTTTCTTCAGTCACTTCCTTTACTCGATTGTTGATGTACTCTACTTCGTCTGGGTTGTTCTTTGCGTGGACAAACTTCCTGTCTACTCCTGCGCCGAGAGGGCCAGGCCTGTAGATTGAAGTGATAGCCGACAGGTCAATAATATTGTCTGGCTTTGCATTCTTGCAGAACGATTGGGCGCCGGCTTCTGTGAATTGAAAAATTCCAGCCCACTTGCCTTTGTGAAAGATATTCTCCCACACTTCTTTGTCATCTAGGTTGATCTTCTCGGGATGAAGCTTCTCATCATAAAAGTTCTTTATGTCTGCAAACGTAGGATTCTCCAGGCCATGGTGCCGCTTGAGGATTCGTTCGATGGCGCCTTCAAGCATTCGCAAAGAGGCCAAGCCCAAGATGTCAAATTTGATGAAGCCCATGGGCTCTAGATGGCGGACGTTCTGACCCTCTGACCATGGAGTCTGTGTCACCCCTCCCGAGTTGATTAGTGGCATCCACTCGTTTAGGTTCTCTCCCACAACAACGCCGCCTGCATGTCTCGATGCTGAACGAGTTTGCCCATACAACTTTTCAATGTGAGTTTTGATGTGCGGGTATTTACTCAAAAACTCTTGCAGCGACTCCGAGAACTCCATTAGTTCCTCGAAGGTAGGAGCATAAACACCAGAGGTGATACCATGCTTTGCTTTGGCACGCGGAGTTGCCTCGTATACCATCTTGCTAGTCACATTGTTAACTTCTGTGAACTCGATTCCGTAGAACTTGGAGATATCCTTGATTAGGGATCTCAATTGAAGAGTATTCCAGTTTGTGATTGGTACCACCGAGTTGCGGCCCCACTGTTCAATCAGCTCTTCCTTGAGAGTCATAGGGTCTGAAACATCATAATCAATATCTGGGTATCCGGAGCCACCTTTGGTCAAGAATCTCTCGAATTGAAGTCCGTAAGCAATTGGGTCGACCTGAGTTATATTCAACACATAAGCTACTAATGAACCTGCAGCGGAGCCGCGGCCAGCACCTACAAGCTGACGGTCTGAAGCGACGTCTGCAATTGCCTTCATTGTGAGGAAGTACTTCGAGAAACCTCTCTCTTCAATTACCGCAACCTCTCTCTTCAAACGCTTGACGTATTCCTCGTTGTCCTGCATGCCCATTGATCTAAGGCCTTCGACACACAACGCAGATAGGGTCTGGCCAGCAGTGGAGCCCTCAGGTACTACGAAGTCAGGTAGTCGAACCGTGTTATCGGGCAAGAAAGACTCGATACGCTCATGAGCGATTTGATGAGTCCTCTTGATTGAGTCAAGAACAAGGTCGTCATCATACTCTGTGTTGGTTGAAGCTGAGTATCTCTTGTAAGATTCGAACATTTCGTCACCGTTCTTGGGGTACAGTTCGTATCCGATTTCTTCAACCGAGACGGGCAACTCATTGGACAAGTAGTCCGGGCGTCCCTTGCCTAACCAGCCGAGCCTTTTGTAAAGTTCGCGGTCCTTCCATACATCTGCATTGTAATAGTGCGAGTCAGCTGTCGAAATTAGTTCAATTCCAAATTCTTGGTGCATCTGGATGATGTATTTGTTCAGGTCGTGCTGCTCTGGGATGTTGTTCCATTGCAACTCTCCATACCACCTATCCCCGAAGATGGACACCATCTTCTGAGTTGTTTGTCTCATTGCGGACAAGATCATATCTGGGCCAGCGTCTCTGTTTTCCCAGTAATTTCCAGCATAAACCCCGCCGAGGCATGCGGATGCAGCGATGACACCCTCGTTGTGTTTCTTGAGCAGTGCATAGTCTACCCTTGGGTATCGATAAAAATTATCACCAGAGTAAGATCTGGAGATCATCTTGAAAATATTTTGGAGACCTGTCTGATTTTGAGCTAGCAAAATAAGGTGGCGCCGGCGGTTCAGGACAGACTTCATCTTCTTCTTGGACTCTTCGTTCTCGACAGTAGTTCCAGAATTGTTAGCCTCGTACTCTGACTTGTTCTTAGCTGCTGATTTGATTGATTCGTATTCTTCTTTCCACTTTGCAACGGATGGAATAAAGTAAGCCTCGCACCCAAAGATGGGCTTAAAGTCTCTGCCTTGCTTTTGCATCTTCTTTGCATGGAGCACCTGATAGGCTAGCCCGTTAGCATTGCCGTGATCAGTCAATGCTAAGGCATCCATGCCGTTGTCGTAGGCAAAATCCATGTGCTCCTGCGGGTAGCCCAAGGCGTCGAAAGGTGAGCCAGCGACGGAGTGGGCGTGGAGGCCGACAAACGGGATAGCGCTTTTTTTTCTAGATGTCATTAATTATTTCTTTCATTTCTTCAGTTAGTTGTGCAAGGTCCTTACGGATAAGTTCCCTGTCGGTAAAGTACATATCTATTATAAACCGTTCTTGTTCTGTTGTCAAGTTAATAAAGTTGCTTGGAAAACCAATATCCTCTTTTGTAATCGTCGCCAAGTTGTTGTATGTTTCCTCAATTCTCTTCGTGTTCATCGATGCCTCCCTTAAATATGTATGGTTTCATAAACTGCTTTGACAGTCTAGGTATTTTTATGTCGGATTTATAATATTCTCTGAGGCTAGCCCAGCTGTCAAGATCGTAATACTCTTGAACTTTAATAACTTTATCTTTAGTTATTATATCAAGTTTAAACATTTTGTCAAGAGTTATATTTCTACTAGACCATCTTTCTTGGAATGGTATAGATTTGTTTCCGCCCGTACAGAGCGATTTGGCATTGTATTTAAATTTGGGCCAATCTTCCGGAAAGAAGGTGAAGGACATGTACCTGTTTTCTCTGACAGTCTCGGCAGATGGGGTCGCCAAAAAGAATGAGTTGGGACCTCTAATATCGTCCCTGTGTTTATTGACAATGCCTGGATGATAGATCCCTTGCGGAAACGACACGAAATACTTAGTAGGTTTACACCACTGGCTCATTTTACTAGAGACCACAAAAGAAGTTAGTGAACCATGCAATATCGTCCAAGCCAAACTGTCTCTTCGATCTCTATCCTTCTGAGCGATTGGTGAGTAAAATATTGGTGTCCACTTTTCATGATAGTCTTTTCTTTTTACAAAGTTTTTCTCTTGAAAGTATCTAGGATTCATTACGTAATCGCCTAGGCGAGATCTAACGAGCGGTGAAACGTCATCGTTGCAAACTATCCATATACTGTCGCAACCAGCATGTGCGCATTCATACACTGACCGCTCAATGGCCAACATGCCCTCTCGCAACGGTTGCAGATAGTCAGGCCACGGGAAATCAAAACAATCCTTGTGGCCGGAAATAGGTATTATGCCTGCTAAATTTCTACCTTTTGGGGCTGCATTCATCTAGAACCTCTTGAATCGACATTTTTTTGAGCTTTACATGTTCAGAATCCTGGTATGTCGAATTATCCAGTGGGATCACCACTCTCTTCACATGTTTCACTTTCGGCTTCCTGTATTTTGGGGTACCGTTTTTGTAGTTGTTCATAAATATACCATAAACGCCCAAGTTTGTCAAGTGCCTTAAGACAA